ATGAATGGTCAGTATAGTAATAGTGGTCAGACTGGCGATGGAGTTGATATCTATATCTTAGACAGTGGAGTTCGTGGTGCAAGTAGACCAACAGGTAACAACGCAGCTCTACATCCTGAATTGTATGATCCAGATTTTGTTACTGATTTAAACGGAACTGCCGAACAACAGAACTATAGAGTATATCAACTATCACATTACTCTGGAGATTACGGTACTAATAACGAAGATGATAATGATCACGGTACTTATTGTGCTGTCCTAGCTGCAGGTAGAACCTGTGGATTAGCATCTAATGCAAAAATATATGCACTCAAATGTTTGAACTCTTCAGGTAGTGGTACATATAGTGCTATATTGAATGCATATCAGGCAGTTATAGATCATAACGATAGTGGTAATGCTAACTACAAAGGTAATACTAGACCAGCCATTGTCAATACATCTATAGGTTCAGGACTTCCAAGTGGATCTTATCCATATGTTGAACTGAATGATGTAGGTGATGACACAGGAACTGACGAAGAAGTATTAGATGATATCGAAGGAACCATAGCTGCTTCTGAAAGAATATTAATTTGCAGATCTGCAGGTAATGGATTTAAAGACTCTGGTGATAATTTTGCAGGACCTTTGTTGTCTAAGGTTGTGGTTGGAGCAAGAACTGCTGGCTATGCTGACAACACAAATGGCGGTGTAAACAATGTAGATGTAGATCAAGCAAAGATTTCTGTAGGTGCATCAGACTACAATGACAGATGGGCAGACTTCTCTAACTACGGTGCAGGTGCTACTGTTGTTGCACCAGGTAAAAACATTCTTGTTCCGAAGTATGACTGGACTGCGAACACACCATATACTAGTACTTCAAACTATTCAACTATTGGTGGTACCTCATTCTCAAGTCCTCTAGTTGCAGGTATCATGGCATGTTGGGCTGCTAAGAATGGATATACTTTAACAACTAATAACTTTGCAACACTAGGAAAACAATTTATTAGGGGAATTGGTAACACTGGAGATGTCACAAAAGGTGTGACTCAGTTGTATCCAACAAATAGTATTGAAGAAAGACAACTACCCACTAACCCATATGCAGTTACTAGTGGAAGTAATAATATAACAATATCTTTTAACTCAGCTGATAACAGTCACTTCATTGGTAATGTTGGTAAGAAGGTTCAGTTAAGAACTACAGGATCAACAGAAGGTGGTAGTGGTAACGCTCAAACATACAACATAACAACAACTGCACCGTCATTTAGTTTTTATACACTTAGTGGAACTGATAGAAATGGTTCTGTCACTGGTAACAACCAAGGAGTGAGCGTGTATGTTGGAGATACTATTAATTTTAATCTATCAGGTGTTAGTGGTTCCCATCCATTTTATCTCAAGACAGTACAAGCAACTGGATCTACTAATCAGGTAAGCACACCAACTGCTACTGGACAAGGATCTACAGGAACTGCAACAGTATCATGGACACCAAATACTGCAGGTACATACTACTACCAATGTTCTAATCACAATGCAATGAATGGAACTATCACAGTTCAAAACGATCCTGGTGCAGGTGGTGTTTCTCTTGGTGGTACAGACATTTCTGCATTATCTCAAGGTGGATGGTTAAACATAACTGCTGAAGATTCAATCAATAATACGATTACAGTTCAATCAGCTAGTAATGCTAGTGCTACTACAACTGGTGGTGGATCAAATAACTATCTCGCATTGATTGATTCGGAAGCGATAACACATGAAAGTACAGATGGTGTTGTTTCTACTTCTACTCAACTAAGATCTCAGACTGATGCTCAGGAAGCACAAGGTTCTAGTGTGTATGATAATGTAAAATACTATCCTTTAGACAGTGGAGTTGACTTTAAATATGATGCTAACACTAGCGTTCTTACTAAAAAAAGAGGAGCATTCTTCCCTTACGTTGATACTAATGTAACATGGGCACAGTCCTCTGGTGCAATAACTGGAAGCCCATTTGCTAATGGTGCTAGTGTCAGTATTGACCTTGGTTTAGCAGGTCAAACATTTGCTAGTGAACCAACCTACGAACTTTATACAACTACAGGTGATGCACTAGGTGCTTCAGGTCTGACATTGAATACTACAACAGGTATATTGAGTGGTACAGTTACAGCAGATTATATCAACACAACTTTCAACTTTAATGTAGTTGAGCAAGTTACAAATAATACTCGTGCATTCAGTTTAGTTACTACAGGAACTGGTGTTCTCATTACAGTTACAGGACAACCTAGTAGCACAACTATAGAGGCAGGTGCTGGCACAAGTGCTACATTCGGTCCTGTATCAGCTATCAGTTCTGATGGATCTACTATTACATATCAATGGGAACTGTCTACCGACAGTGGTTCTAACTGGTCTACTCTATCTGAGGGTAGTGGTTATACTAATGTAACTAGTAATACTTTAACAGTCAATGACGACTATGGAAAAAATGCATATCAGTTCCGTTGTAAGTTAGATACTAATACTGCAGTAGCATCTGCATATACTAACGTTGTTACATTAACAGTAATCCGTGTAATTACTATAAGTTCTCAACCAACCAATGCAACACCTATTGCTCCTGCAGCTGGTACATTTAATGTAACTGCAGCAGTAGGAGATGGAGCAGCATTATCTTACCAATGGGAAAAATCAGAAAATGGTGATGGTGCAACATACGTTGATATAGGTAGTGCTACTACATCAAGTTATACTACTGGAGCTACAACATATGATGCAGACTATGGAGATTATTATAGAGTTAAATTAAATTGCACTGGTGCAGCTCAACTAATATCAAATGCTGTAAGACATTTTGTAACTAGAACAATTAATATTACCACTCAACCTCAAGGAACTACAGGTGCTGTTGGTGGAACAAGAACATTTAACGTTGTAGCAACTACATCAGACAATGATGCTGGTGATATAACATACCAATGGCAGATATCAAATACAGGTGGTTCTTCTTGGAGTAACGTTTCTGCAGGAACTGGAGGAACTACAGCAACATATGTAACTCCTACATTAGATGCATCCTATGATGCAAATCAATTCCGTTGTATATTATCCTGTACAGGTGCTACACAGATATCATCAAATGCTGTTACCTTACAAGTAGAAACAGTAACTGTTAATGTTGTAAATCAACCACAGAATGCAACTGTCAATGAAACAGCTACAGCAACATTTTCTTGTAGTGGATCAGTTACCATGGCAATCATTGGTGGTAATGCTGCTGAATCTTCATATGATAGTGAATCTTGGACAACACCTGGTGGTGGAGGAGGATCAGAAAATGCTCAAAGTCAATCAGATCATAGTCCAAACGTGGCTTTCCAATGGCAAAAATCAGATGATGGTGGAGCAAACTGGTCAACTATAGGTGGTGCGGTAAGTGCAAGTTATACAACTGCTGGTACAATATATGCTAATGATAATGCAGATCAGTATCGTTGTGAGTTAGATGCAGTTGGTGCAACCACCAAGGCATATACAAATGCTGCAACTCTGACTGTACAGAGAACATATTCAATCACAGCACAACCATCTAACGTAACATCTAATGAAGGTGCTACAAGTAACTTTACTATATCAACATCATCAAGTAGTGGAACTCCAACATATCAATGGCAGAAATCTGATGATGGTGGATCAAACTATGCCAATGTATCTGAAGGAACTGGTGGAACAACAACTTCATATACAACTGGAACTCTAATATTTGCTAATGATAATAACGATCGTTTCCAATGTATCGTATCTCTTGTTGGATCTGCTGCATCTATAACATCAGGTTTTGCATTACAGACTGTATTACGTGTTATCACTATCAGTCAACAACCTCAAAGCACTGCTGTAATTGAAGGACAGACTGCTAATTTCAGTGTAACTGCTAGTATTACTAGTGGATCAATTACATATCAGTGGCAGAAATCAAATGATAGTGGAGCAAATTGGAGTGTTATTAATGGTGCAAGTTCAGCGTCATATACAACACCTGCAACAACCTATCCAACAAACCCATCAGAACAATTCCGTTGCGTACTATCTAATGCTAATGCAACGTCTGTAACATCCTCTGCTGCTACATTAACTGTTAATGAATCTGAGTTTGTATCTGCTCCAACTACAGTCACACCGTTTGTAGATTCAGATACCACTAAAACTTTATCAAGACAACCAGTTATTACTACATCTGCATACGTTCAAGAATATGCAGGATCAATACATTTTTCTTCTTACTGGAGAATTAGAAGAGTTAGTGACAACGTAACTGTCTATGACACTACTAATATAAATGTTTTAGGAGATACTACAAACAAAACTACACTTACAGTACCTGCAGCAACACTTGACTTTGATACTCAATATTCAGTTCAGGTTAAGTTCAGAGATCAAAATGGATTGCAAAGTGCATACTCCAATGCTTCATCATTCACAACTCCATTTGTTGATCAACCAGATATCCAAACTATTACACCAGCATTTAATCCTACTGTCACAGCTTTAACTGCTCAGGTCAAAACTGGATTTCAACACACATCAACGTTCTGGCAGTTCTCACCTGGCTCTGGATTTACTAATATAGTACATGAGTCTAGAGACAATAGTGTAAACAAATTATCTTACACTCTCCCTAATGCTGTGACGCTTAGTGCGAATACTCTTTATTATGTAAGAATTAGATTCAACGTTAATCCCGTATAACATGGCTTCACCATCAACAAGAGAAGGACTTATCGACTACGCATTGCGTCAGAACGGTGCTCCTGTTTTAGAAATTAATATTGAAGATGATCAGATATCTGATCTAGTGGATGATGCTATCCAATTTTATAATGAAAGACATATGGATGGTTATATCAGAACTCATTTAAAAGTCAAGTTTACTCAAGCTATGATTGATGATATGACTACTGATTCAACTACATCAGTTGCAGCTGCAACTTCATCAGCAATTTCAGTGGATTGGATGGAACAGAATAACTATATCAAAGTTCCTGAACATGTCACTAGTATTATAAAAGTATTTGATTTTGTATCTAAAAACGTCACAAACTTATTTGATGTTAGATATCAGTGGAGATTGAATGATCTTTGGGATCTAACTAATACAGAAATTTTAACCTATGAAATGGTTAACCGTAGATTAGAAGACATATATTTTTTATTGGAAGGACAAAAGCAAACTAGATTTCAGATGAGAGGAGATCGAATTTACTTAGATCTTGATTTTAAAACTGATGTTAATGTTGATGATTTTCTAATACTAGAATGCTATCGTGCGATAGATCCTGCAAGCACAGCTGCTGTGTATAATGATCTATGGTTAAAGAGATACGTAACAGCACTAATTAAAAGACAGTGGGGCTCAAATCTTATTAAGTTTCAAGGGGCACAGTTACCTGGTGGAATTACTATGAATGGTGAGTTTATATACACTGAAGGTAAAGAAGCAGTTGAAAAACTTGAGGATGAAATGATCCGTAGTTATGAAACACCTCCACTAGACATGATTGGATAATGGCAAGATCAACATACTTTACTCATGGCACTAGGAACGAACAGTTCTTAATGCAAAATTTAGTAGAAGAACATCTCAAAATGTTTGGCATGGATGTCCTTTACTGTCCTCGTAAAATGGTTATGAAGGATGGTGTTTTCAATGAAGAGAGTATTTCTGAATTTGATGATGCATATATTATAGAAGGTTATCTAGAAAACTTTGACGGTTTTCAAGGTGGTGGAGATCTAATGACTAAGTTTGGTATTAGACAAACAGATGAATTAACTTTGGTAATTTCTCAACAGAGATTTTCAGATTTAATTTCTCAATTCTTACTTCTAGATAAAGGTACAACTATTGAAGTAGGGGAGAGACCACAAGAAGGAGATCTAATATTCTTCCCAATAACTAGCAACTTTTTTGAGATTAAATTTGTAGAGCATGAAGAACCTTTCTACCAGTTAGGAAAAGGTTATGTTTACAAACTCAAGTGTGAGCTCTTTGAATACAGTAACGAGCAAGGTGATCTATTTGAGGGTGATGAGGATCTTATTGATTACGGATATACTGTTAAACATTACTATCTCACAACCAATGGTGTTACTGCAACTGGTACTCCCGTTATTAACAATGGGGGCATTGATCAAATCTACATCAGCAATAGTGGTACAAAATATAATGAAACACCTGCAATTACTATCAGTGGTAATGGAACCGATGCAGCTGCAACTGCATTTATGGTAAACATTACTGTGTCTGGTGGATCTCCAACGTCATCTGCTGTTATAAGAGGAACAGTAAATCAAGGACAACTCATGGCTGTTACCATAACAGATGGTGGTGCAGGTTACGATGAGGATAGGGCAACTATTCAAATAACCGATCCTGATATTGGTGGGGTAAAAGCAACTCTTACACCAACTTTCACTAATGGAGTATTGACTGCTATCAACATTTTAAACGGTGGATCTGGATATAGAAGTGTTAAACTAATAGATATTACTAATGCAGGTACTGGTTATACAGCTGCAACACTAGCATTTACTGCTGCACCATCTGGTATTTCTGGAACATTTACAGTTCCAGAAACTGTCACAGGTGCTACAACTGGTGCAACTGCTCAGATGGTAGAGTGGGATGCACAAGAAGGTTGGATTAAATTAAAATCACCAACTGCTACATTCTCTATAGGTGAACAAATTATAGGATCAGAATCTGGTGCTACTATGGTATTAGACAATAGAGATGAAATGGCAACAACCGATACTAAATACTCTGACAGCGTTACCTTTGAAAATCTTGGTGACGATCTTTTAGACTTTAGTGAAACAAACCCATTTGGAGTAATGACTTAATATGTTAGGGACATACACATATAATAAGATTATTAGAAAGTGCGTCATAGGATTTGGCACACTATTCAATAACATAGAAGTTCGTAAAGAAAAGGCAGATGGTTCTGTTTATAGCAGAATGAAAGTTCCTTTAGCTTACGGATCTAGACAGAAATTTTTAGCAAGACTAGAACAACAGGCAGATCTTAACCAGAAGGTTGCGATCACAGTTCCCCGTTTGTCTTTTGAGATGACAGGGATATCATATGATAGTGCTAGGAAACTTGCACCAACAACATTAACTCTTAAGGCTGATACTAATAATGCAGTCAAGAAACAATTTACACCTGTACCATATAATATTGATTTTGAATTAAATGTAATCTCAAAAACTAATGATGAATCTCTTGAGATTATGGAACAGATACTACCAGTTTTTCAACCATCATTTCAGATGACAATTAAGTTGGTAGATAGTATGAATGACTTTAGAGATGTTCCTATTATTTTAAACAGTGTTTCATATAGTGATGACTACGAAGGAACTTTCGATGACAGAAAGATCACTTTGATTACTATGCAATTTACAGTCAAGGCATACATCTTCGGACCTGTTGGAACTGCAGCTCCTATCAAGAAAGCAAAAGCAGATATCTATACTACTATGCCTTCTGCTACAGCAACCAGACAGGTTGAGTATCAGGTTACACCTAAAGCACTTACAGACAAAAACAAAGATGGTACTACAGAACTTTCAGGTGCTATCACTGCAAGAAATCTATCCATAGAAGTGGCAGACTACAGCAACATTCCTACTCAATCTTACATTGAAGTTGGTAATGAAGTAATGTATGTTAAGAGTAAGACATCACCAAATAAATTATCCGTTCGTCGAGCACAGAATGGTACTACTGCTGCTGCAGCAGCTGCTGCTACTCCAGTAGATCTTATAGATAGTGTAGATGACTCACTATTAACTAGTGGTGATGACTTTGGATTCAGTGAAATGACAAGTATCTATGAGTAACGAAGACATGTCAGGATTGGATGAAGCATTCAATACTGTTGAAGCAGTATCAGATGAACTATCTCCAACAAAAGATCAATCAATCAAAAAGGTTGATACTAAAGATGAGGTACAAGACGACTATGCCTATGCACGATCAAACCTTTACCTATTGGTGGATAAGGGACAAGAAGCTGTCAACGGTGCTCTTGATTTGGCTATGTCTTCTGATCACCCTAGAGCATATGAAGTTGCTGGACAACTCATTAAGCACGTAGGTGATGTAGCAGACAAACTCATGGCACTACAGAAAGACAAGAAATCTGTCAAAGAAGAGAGTGCTAAAAAAGTAGTGACTAACAATTCATTATTTGTTGGTAGCACTGCTGATCTTCAGAAGATGCTAAAAGATGCATCTAAGAAGAAAGATAAATAAAAAAGTAAAGGACTAATTAGACTCATGGTTATTCATGTACTAGCCGCTGAAGCAGATTTAAGTTCCGCAAGTAATGTTGGTAATGCAACTCTCGTTCGTTTATATAACGGACATAGTGCAGTATCAGTTATTACAAGAAAGGACTCAGGTGGTACTACTATTGGATCTTTCACAGTTACCGTAGGTGCTGTAGAAGTTATTCAAAAAGATGCTACTGACACACTCACAGCATCAGCAGGTGGATCAAGCATCAAAGTATCAAAGATAGGTTTCACTAGATGACAACTAGAATTCCTACAATGTACGGAAGATACTATGTTCTCACTCTCGTATGGAGAGGTAGAGAATATGACATCACTGTCTTCAGGAATAAATTGCAAAAACTTCAGAGACCTCAGGCTCAGAAAATAGCAAACAGTGTATACCCTAATAGTAGGGTAATTAAATATCATGAATCAGATCCTACTGAAGGACCTGTCATACTTACAACTGAGGGTTATAAAAAAGGTAAGAAGAAAAAAAGAAGTCAAGACGAAGATGGTCACTACGATGCTCGTAGCGACAAACAAGCTTTACCTCCAGTGGTAGGTGGTATCTTTGGAGAAGGAAAAGCCAAGAACTGTGGTTGTGGTAAAACACCATGCATCACATATGGCAAACAGACTAAAGTACAAGAACATAATGATGGTAGTGCAAAGAATTGTAAGAAGGGTGAGTACTTCTGCAAGGAAGATCATAAATGCAAACCAATTCCAAAAGGTCATCATGTGATGCCAGATGGTATGTTAATGAAAGGTGAAAAGCATAGCGTAAAAGAAGGTGCTGCATGGACAAAGAAATCTGGTAAAAATAAAGAAGGTGGTTTAAACGAGAAAGGTCGTAAATCATACGAGAGGGAAAATCCTGGTTCTGATTTGAAAGCACCATCTAAAAAGAAAGGTAACAAGCGAAGAAAGTCTTTCTGTGCTAGAATGAAAGGTATGAGAAAGAGACAGAAACCATCTAATAACACAGGTGATGATAGGCTGTCTAAATCACTAAGAGCGTGGAACTGTTAATTATGCAAACAAGAATAGAAGAATTACAATCTGAACTCCGTGTTCTAGAAGCATTTCGAGAAAGCACCCGTGTTACTATCTTGAAATCTATGCTAGAATATGAACTAAAGAAACAGGAGTTTAGTCATGAGCGAAGTACCAGAGGATCGTTTGGATCTTGATTGGATTGATTACGAAGGAGTAATCGGTTACGATCAAATTGAAAAACAATTTACGCTTCAGTTAGGCCATCACATACATTGGTTTGATTCCAAACAGGAAGCAGAGAAATATCTAGTGACACATGCCAACTAATCCGTCAGATTATTACTTAGGTAACCCCAACCTCAAAAAGGTTGGTACTGAAATACAGTTTACCAAAGAGCAAATATCAGAATACCTCAAGTGTAAAGAGGATCCTGTTTACTTTGCAAAGAACTATATCAAGATCATATCTCTTGATGAAGGTATAGTTCCATTTAAGATGTGGGATTTTCAGGAGGA